CACGCTGGAAACCGTGGTGGAAGCGATGGAGATTGAGGCGGGGTACGAGGAAGTGATGGAAGTCGAAACGGCTCTGAACGGATCGGTATAGGCTACGCAGGTATGACAGTCTTAGAGCGCACGATCCAAGCATACACGCAAGACGCAGGCGACGACGTGGTATGGTCCAACTGGGCCTACCCGCTTGCCGCAGCGATGGAGATTGAGGCGGGGTACGAGGAGGGTATGCAAGTTAAGACGGCCTTAAATGGATCTGTGTAACGGATGCCTCAACCCCTCGACGAAGCGTACAACGCGGAGCTGGAGGCCGCTTTCGCCCAGGCCCTCCGGTCCCCCGATGGCACCCTCGCGGAGCTTCTCGCCACGCTGCGAGAGCTGACTGTCCGCGCGGTCGAGGTCCTGGCCCAGGGCGAGGGCGTGGAGGACACAGAGCGCAGGCTGGAGGCCGCGACGGAGGATCTCAAAAACAAGGCGGGGGCGGCAGTCTCGCAAGCCCAGACGCGAGGGCGCGAGCGAATGGAAAGGGCTCACGCCCAGGGCTACGAGCAAGCCGCGGCGACCGGAGGGGCCGCGAGCGCAGTTCCCAACTGGAGCCCGACCTCGACCGTCGACCCGTACGAGCGCGCCCCGTTCGACGGGAACGCCCAGCTGTTCGTCCGGTCCGCGATCGAGGAGGAGGTCGAGTATCTGCGGCAGGACCTAAAGTACATCCGAAAATACGTGTCGGAGAATCGGTACGCGAAAGCGGTTGCGAACGTCCTCGCGAAAGGCGACCAGGAGATCGTCCAGGCCCTCGCGGACCGGGGCGTCGACCTGGAGAGCTTCGACGCGGAGGATTTGAAAGGCCGCGCCGCGGACATTTTCCGCAACGCAAAACCCCGCGGGGCCGCGGACATTCGCGGCATACTAAAAGACGCGGAGCCTGGGGAGCTCGCGAGCCGCAGGCCCCAGCTCTGGAGGCGCGTCAAGCGCAACGGAACCGACAGTCTCCCCAGGGTGCTCGACGAGGTAGCGAAAGACCTCGCCGCAGACAGCCCCGCGGTCGAGCTGGTCGAGTGGAGCCTCTCCTCGCGTCACGACGGGCTCCGGTCGAGCCCCGACGAGTGCGACCTCCTCGCGCGGCAGGACCTGTACGATTTCGGGGCGGGGATCTACCACCCGCGAACCGCGCCCTCTCACCCCCACCCGAACTGCGAGTGTTCGATCCGCGTCGTCACGAAACCCCGCGAGGCCTGGGGCCGGACCACGAACGAGCGCCCCGACGCGTTCGACATTCGGGAGGAGGAGGTCCGCGATCTCCTCCAGGGGCTCCCAGGCGACCGGACGATCACGGACGCCCACGTCTCCCGCGTCGTCAACCACACGCGAGCGGTCGTCGCCCAGGCGCACGATAACCCGCGCTGACGAAGTGACACAGCCGAATCACTTTCGGTTCACGAAAGCCCCGATCTGTACCCCAGGTCGGGGCTTTTCTTATGGAACGCTCTCCGCTCTGTGCGCGTGTTAAACAGCACGTTTCCCAGGGTACGGTAAACCCCTGGGCGGGTAGCGCACGACACGCAGCGCCTCTCTAAAGCGCCGCAGGGCGCGTAAAAACACTGACGCTTGACGTATGCCCACGATCCGAACAGAAACCGACGACGGAGACGAGGTCGAGCTGGAGGTCGAGCCCTCCGACATTGAGCTCCGCGAGGACGAGGACGCGACGAATCTCCCAGGGGTACAGGAGGAGATCGACCGCGTCGCAGGAAAGACGCGAAAGAAAGCCAAGAAAACCGCGCGGAAAGAGCTCCGCGGCGACGACGAGTTTTGGAAATCGGAGGCCCAGCGGAGGGGCGTTGACCTCCGCGAGGAGGACCTCCAACCCAAGGGGGCATCCCAGGGGGAGGTCAAGGAGCTGAAAAAGGAAAACGCCCAGCTGCGGGAGAAAGCCCAGAAAGCCGACGAGTACGAGTCGCAGATCGAGGAGATTCGCGACACGCGCCTGGAGAACAAGCTCCTCCAGGCGAGCGACGGGGTGAAAAGCGACCTGGAGGACGTATTCCTCCAGACCGCGAAATCGCGGTTCGAGTACGACGAGGAGGACGACGCGTTTGTCCCCACCGGGGACGACGGGACGCCCCGCTACGGGCAGGGCGTGGGGGACGTCGTCGAGGAAATGCGACAGGAGCGCCCGTCGATGTTCAAGGACACGGAAGTCTCTGGAGGGAGCTCCGCAGAACCGGGAGGCTCGACCGGAGGGAAACGGACGTGGAGCGAGGAGGAGCACGAGAGCGCGGACCCGGTCCAGATGGACGAGGAGACGTTCCGCGACTGGAAAACCGCAGAGGAGGAGAACCGGATCAAGTAACCAGCCCGATCGGGCTGGGGAGTAGCTGGCCGAACCCAGCCCGACACTAACCGAACCTAACCAAGTGGCTACGCTATGGCCTCCAACGCCAACTTTAACCGCGTACTCCGCGGCGCGATTCTGCGACAGCTCCGCGCCGCAAACACGTACGACGCTTTCGTGAACCGCGAGCTGGTTTCCGGCTCGTTTGAGGAGCCGGAGGATACCGTTCGGATCGAGACGCTGGGCGACGTCCAGCTCTCCGACTACAACGGGACCCTCCCGAGCCCTCAGGAGATCGACACGAACCGCGACACGATCTCCGCGGACCACAAAAAGGCGTTCGCGTTCAAGAGCGAGGCCGACGACAGCGCCTCCGAGATCGCGGACCTGTTCCGCGAGGAGGGCGTCGCCGCGCTTCTGCAAGCGGCCCAGACGTTCGTTCTCTCACAGTACACGGGCGCGGACCTCCAGGTCACGTACGACCCGTCGAGCGATAACGTCCGAGAGAAGATCGCGGAGGCTGCGGTCAAGCTCGACAACGCGGAGGCCCCGGCAGGCGCGGAAAATCGGTGGCTCACTGTCCCCCCGCGCGTATCGGAGGACATCGACGACGACGTGATCGACGAGAGCCCGACCGGGCTCGCGGACGAGCTGATCCGCAACCGATTCATCGGGACGTACAAAGGATTTCGGATCTACAAGGCCCCGGTCAACCAGTTTACGAACACCGGGTCGAGCCCGTCCTACGACCACGCGCTGGCCGGAATTAACCAGTCGATCGCCTACGAGGATGCGGTCCTCAACGTGCGGCGCGTCCCGAGCACGGACTTTTCGGGCGACCAGATCGACGGCCTCCACGTCGCGGGAGCTCAGGTTATTCGCGACGGCGCGACGGTCGACTTTCGGATCAAACAGTAACCGGGTAAACTGACTCTCTGATGGGGTCCCCGCTATGGCCGAAATACTGACCGACGCGTATTTCCATCTTTTGAGCGAGCAGGCGCGCTCCCAAAAAAATATTCGGACGCGCGTTGAGCTCGCGGAGATCCGCGTCCTGGGGCGCTACAAAGAGGACCACGACGGGGCGCTCGACTGGTATTTCGAGGGTCGGCTCGACCCCTCGATCGAAGTCGACCTGTACGGCTACCGCGAGGACGCGGACGGGAATTTCGACCCCGAAGCGAGCGACGACGAGCTCGTTCGTCGCCTGCGGCTGGTCGTTGCTCGAGTTGTGAACTGGTCGGTTCGACAGGAACAGACGACGTTCCTCGACCGCGAGCGGGTCGGGCAAAAGGCCGTCGCGTACAGCGACGTCCCCGAAGTCCCGACGCGGCTGTTCCAGCCGCTCAACGACTACGACGAGCGCGAGCCGTTCCACGGGTTTTAACGTACGGGTTTCCCATGTTGACCTCCGACAGGTACCAGCAAGACACGATCGAGGTCGAGCGCCCGACGATGGGAGAGCGCGGCCCAGACGGGGTTCCCGAGGCGGGAACCGAAACGGTCCTCGCCTGCGACGGAGACGCCCAGAGCCTCGCCCTCGACGCGGAGGCGACCCCAGCCGTGTTCGAGAACGGAGGCCTCCGGTTTTACGCGAGTGAAAGCGTGCTGGACGTAAAGCCTGGGGACGACGCGACGGTCACGCTGGAGGAGGGCCGCACGATCGAGGCGACCGTGGAGGGAATCGAAATGGATGGAGGCGCGATCCTCCTCTCATACGGAAGCGCGTAGGTTATGGCTGACGTCGAGCACAACGCCGGGGACGTGTCGAGGTGGATCGACAGCAAGCGCCGCGATTTCGCGGGGCAAGTCGAGAACATGCTCGACCGCGCGACAGAGCGGACCCTGGGCGAGGCCCAGGACCGGGTCCCCGTCGACACGGGCGACCTCCGCGACAGCCTCACGCGATCGGGGCACGAGGTGTACAGCCCGCTCGAATACGCGCCCCACGTCGCGCTGGGGACGATCTACCAGGAAGCCCAGCCCTACCTCTGGGACGCGGCGCGAGAGGTTCTGGAATCGGAGGTCAAACGACTGGAGAGCCGTTGATATGATACGCCCCCGAAAGGCTTTACGTGCGGAGCTGTACCGCGCCCTAAACGAGGCGCTCTCTGTCGACGTCGTGGTCCAGCGCCAAACCGAAAGCGCCGCGGACGAGCTCGTTATGATCGAGGCCCCCTCGACGCCGAAGCGGGGCGACATTAAGGCCGACACCGGGCACCGAATCGACCAGACAATCCGCGTACACACGAGATTTCCGAAAGGGGCCGCGGACGTGTCC